CTCTAAAAACACAAAATACAAAAACGAATCAAAAAATATAAAACAACACTGGAGTTCCAGCAGTGCTTCCGCCCCATAACCTGTCGTACATCTCAGGCGTCACGTATGTCAAAGCACCAATGGGGGAGGTGTTTAACTGGAAGTTACGCATCTGGATATAACCACCGGGCAACGCATAGTTGCGCTGATCAGCTACGGTATCGGCAGTATAGCGACCTTCCATGCCCCTGATTCTCAACTCTCTATTGAATTGAGCCTCAGCCAAGACTATAAAATCTGGTATGCGGGTAGTTAGATCGTCTCGGTTTATCCAGTTTGCTACAGCAGTCTTTAATTCGCTGTAGGTACTAATAGCCACTAGACGTTACGTGCTGCGAAGAATACAGTTTGATTCAAAACAGGAAAATCTCTTTGTGTGCGCCCTGTGACGCCAAATGTATATAGCCACATAATTAAACCCTCGTTGGAGTTGTTCTAAAATATTTGTTATCGGGATCATTCAGATACTTCTTCAGGAGATTAGAGTCCCTCTCTATTTCCCCGTTTGTTTCCTTTTTCCATTTTTGCCACACATTCAGCGGGATGGAAGCAACCCTTAGACCATCACCAGACTTACCAGAAGGCAGCTTGTCCCCATAATTATTATAGGACTTCTTGTTCTCTTCCAGTATAGGTTCACAATCTTGGTAAGTGTTTATCGTAAACTCAGTTTCATCCGCATTAGAATGAAATGTGTCTACTAAGTTAGGATTGCCCTTCATTTCAAGTGGTACTCCGGATTATCTCCTTCTGCAATTCTTTTTACCTGTTGCTTCAGGGTGAGTGTTTGCCTAGAAGTTTCAGGTTTTTTACTCTCTGACTTCTCCACTTCTTTTATAGCCTTTTTCAATTCTTCCTTAGTAACCATATCTATTCCTTGTAAGGTATGGCCCCCCGAAGGGGGCCACTCCAATACTAAATTACACCTCTGATTTGGCCGTTGCCATGCCCGTTCTTTGCACGCAAACCGTATTCAGCAATCAAAAGCTGCCGCATACTGTCACCTGATTTTGAAAGGGCTTCTGTGCGGAAAGGACGCAAATAATCCATCGACCACAGATCGTAGTCTAGGAAATATGCGGTTGTCTGCACACAGCGTCGATTTGGAACAACCTTGAACGTGCCAAAGTCTGTTACCAAAACATCTACTGAGTTCACCGCAGTAATGCTATCCTTACCACCGATGTCTCCTCGCGGAGTAGCAACAACAGCACCACCAACACTAGATGAACTGATCGTCTGCTTAACCACCGAGCCACACATGATTACATCAGGTGTGCCACCCAAGTCCCAGATGCGGGATACGCAGGCGTTTACTCCAGCTAGTGTCAACGCTAGGTTTCCACCAGCAACAGCGCTAGGAGCGGTTGTGCCATCCGGGCCGACAGAGCCGACACCAAGATTAGCAAGGCCAGCTAAAGCACCACCAATACTGCCATCTATGATGGTTGAGGTGCCGACAACCGGCGTACCCATCCATGCACCAACAGAAGCGGTTTGTCTGGAAGTGCCAGAAGCACCAACAAGACTTAGAGTGTCATCAAGAATCATCAACTCCATGTCGCGCTTAGTTTCCTTAGCGCGCTTGGCGAGTTGATAAGCCTGAGATGATTTTCTACCGGCAAAATCCACTGCTTCAGCAGTGCCACTGGTCGAAACTTGCGTTGCGGAGATTTGGGTATAGTTATACAAACGTCTTGGCTCTGTTGCAGCCGTATTACTATAGTCCCAACCTTCCTTCTGCCTGTTCGCGGCCGGAGTGCCTAACTCATCTGTTTGCCATTCAAATTTCGTGTTGTCACACGATCCCTTGCCAATGCCGCTAATAAACGGTGTCTCCATTGGACTTATGTTGTATATAATATTACTTAGGTCTTCCCTAATGCCAACGGCACCATAAGTTTCCCTAGTATCTGACGGAACTGCCATAGCATTTCCTCCTTAGTTAAAGTTCTACAAAATCCTCTAGGAGTGAAACGGCATCTCGTTCTTTGCCGGACTCCCTGAGACGCTTCATTTGAGCAGTCTTCTTGGACTTTTGCGCTTGCTTTTTAGATGTTCCAGTGCCGGATCGCACAACCTTAGGTTTGTTCTTTACCTTCTTGGATTTGATGCTGGATGTTGAAAGTTCATCATACCGCATGGCTTTAACTAACGCCACAAACGATCTCGAATCAACTAACGACCCAACCTCTTCCTTGGTAAAACCCTGAGATAGAGCATAATTGCTGACTTGAGAAGCCAAGTTAGAACGATCGTCTGGTTTTTTCCACTCCGGTAGCAGAGTTTCCAGCTTTTGATGCTCGTCCTTCAAGAACTGAGAGTGTTTTTGACGCATTCCCTGATGGAATTGCTCTTCTTCACGCTGCTTCTTGCCTTGGTATTCCCTTATCTTGTCTTGCGCTTGGCGGAAATCATCCCGCTTCACCAAGTATTCTTCCCTATCTTCTTCCTTGAGTGCTTCCCAATCTATATTGAAGCGCTCCAATCCAGCCATAGAGTTCTCTATTGTCTCCCCTAAAGCCCGCATATACTGCTCTTTCAAGGAATCCAATTCCGGTACGCCAGCCTCATACTGCTGCTTGGCGGTGTCGTATTGACTCCGGAGTTCTGAAAGTTCTTGAGTTTTTCGAGTGTAATCTGACTGTCTTGAGTATCCTTTTACGAGTTCGTCAAGGGTGACTTCGTGGTCTTCACCATTTACTTTAACGGCGTAGACTTCATCCTGTTCCTCTTCTTCCTCATCTTCCTCTTCGTCAGCTTCTTCAGACTCCTCTTCAGACTCTTCGTCCTCAGATTCATCGTCCGACTCTAATGATTCGTCCTCAGATTCCTCTGTAGACTCTTCCTCGCTAGCCGGTTCAGCCTGCTCTTCCTTTTTTGGTGTTTCCTCTACGGAATCCATAAGTCCGAGTAGCGCTTCCTGCGCCTCCCCCATACTACCGGGAAGCTGTGGTAACGGTTCTACCGTTTGCGGGGCATCTTGCGTATCCGCCATGTTAAATTCTCCTTAGATGTGTGGGTGTTGCTTCTCGTATATCCTAGCCATTTCTCCCGTTTCCAATATGGAAGTTAGATGACTTCTCAAGCGATCAAGCAATCGCAGCGCCAGCCAAAAAGATTCTCGCTGGTCTACATCATGTGAGCCTGTGCTTTTCCACAAGCCCATTAATTCTTCTTCTAAACTTTTAAATGCTTCTGTTAATAATGGATCATCAATGAGGCGTTTAGCATTAGCCTCACGTTCGGCGTCGTTCATGT